ATCCCCCCACACCTCGATTAAGGACACTTCGTTGGATGATACTGAAAAACTCAAAAGGCTAAGGATAAAGCGGGAGGCTCTTTGGGAGAAGATAAAAAAGCGGAAAAGAACTTACAACAACGCATATAGAATCTACTCTCGTCAAAAAGGACAATATGAAGAACTTCTCCACAACTACAAAAAACTGGATTATGAAATGGCTGAAGTCGACGGCAGATTGAAGGTTATAGATAAAGAAGCCGTCCGGGTGTCAAACTATTTAAAGAAGATGACTGACAAACAACGCGAGGAACTGCTAAAATCATTGAAGGAGCTTCTTTAAAAAGATTTAAAAAAACCATTGACACCTACGAAAACTTATGTTATAATATTTTCAACAATGGTCAGTAGCAGGTCACTTTGAGCCCAGAGGCGGTGGTCTTTTCTTCGTTCACGACCTGCCCTATACCATAACTCAAAGAAAGGAGCAAAACTATGGGAGCAATTGAAGTAACTGCGAAGAAAGGCGACAAGGCTTGTGCTGTACCTTACGATTTCGGTGATGATCTTAAGGGTATGATAGCCAAATACTCTGACGAAGTCGTTTTCTCCAACGCTCGTGCAAATATGAAGATAGTTCTACAGGCAGGGCTCAGGCGCTGTTTGGAGCATGACAAAGATCCTCATGAATTCGCATCACGGTTTATTCCGGGCGTTGTAACAGCTGCTGCTGCTGTCGATCCTGTCGTTGCGATGAAAGCCAAGTTCGCTACTATGGACGACACAGAAAAAGCACAGTTCTTGAAAGATTTGAAAGCTGGGAAGTAGCTTCATCGGGAGGCTACCACCAACGGGACAGACCTTAAAGGCATCGGGTCTGTCCCTTTTTTTGCCTTTAAACTCCAACAATTTTGTTAAGGAGAACTAATGTCAAGACGAAAAGGAATAATGCTGTGTTACCCGTTTGAAGAAAAGCGTCTTGCGAAGTGGAATCCGCCATACCTTGTTCAACCTAAACTCGATGGAGATAGATGCAAAACCATCTACCTCACTGACCCTTCTGGAGCTATAGACCTATTGAGTCCTACTTTACTTTCTAGCGAAGAAAACACAATAAGTTCTGTCCCTCATATCAACCAAGCTATAGTAGCCCAAGGACTTATCGGTCAGCCTCTGGACGGTGAACTTTATATCCACGGCAGAACTACAGACGGAGAAAACGGTATTCGCTCTATAAGCAGTCGAACGGTAAACATACATCAAGACCATGAAGCTATGGAATACCACATCTTCGACCTCGCATCTGACGAGCCTCAGTGGAAAAGAACAAGAAGACTTCTAGACATGAACGTTCACCCTCCATTGAAGATAGTACCGTCAGCTATGGCTAATGATCTAGACGAAGTTATAATAGCCAACGATATGTATGTAGAGATGGGCTACGAAGGTATTATAGTCCGCCATATGGATGCTCCTTATATCAAACGTAGGTCTACCTTCGTTATGAAGTTCAAACCCAAAAAGAAGGATTATTATCTTATCTCCGACATCCATGAGGCTTTTACTAAAGACACGAAAGAACCCAAAGGAATGGCTGGAGCTATCGAGTGTATTGACGACATGGGTACTACATTCCGTACAGCACCTGGCATTGGCTGGACAGAAGAAGCTAAGAAAAGACTTTGGCATAAGAGGAAAGATATGATAGGTAGATGGTGTGAAGTTCACTATCAAAACATCACGTCGGGTAAGAATGTTCCGCGTTTTGGTAGGTTTGTCGAGATCGTAGACGTAAACCCGGAAAAGGTAAGTCCTATTGACTTGCCAGTTTGAAAGGAGGTTAAATGGTACCTAAAGAAAACCCAACTTGGGTCATAATAGACTCTTCCAAAATGCAAACCTACCTAGAATGCCCTCGGCTCTATTTCTACCAATACGTTCTAGGTTGGCGTTCTGTCTTTCCGAACAACCACCTTGTGTTTGGCGAAGCTTGGCACTTACCGATGGAACATCTGCTACTCAACGGATACAGCGACGATATTGTTATTGAAGGTTACAACTTGTTCGAAAATCACTACCGCAAAGTATTCAACCCAGACACAGACGAAATGTTCAAGAGCAAAACACCTGCCAACGCATTCTTGGCTTTAGGTCTTTACGCCAGCCATATGGATTATCGTAGGGACTTGAGCAAGTACGAAGTCCTTTACACTGAAATCGCTGGCAGTGTAGCTATTAGCGATAGCAAGTTGATGTACTTCCGGATGGACTCCATCTTACGCAACAGGATGACTGATAAAAAGTTCTCACTTGAACATAAAACTGGCTCTCGTCTCTGGATGTGGGCGGAGCAGTGGCCTCTTTCCATCCAAACTGGCACCTACACCCACGTGCTTCATTGTCTATTCCCTTTTGGACAGGTGGAAGGTGTTACCATGAACGGAACCTTTTTTATGAACAGGAAGAAAGACCCCATCGAATTCTATCGCTTTCCGGTTGGTCGTACTACTGATCAGATGCAAGTATGGCTTGATACTGTTAACTATTACTACGAAGACATAGTCCGCAACATGGAGATGCTTTCGGATGCGAAAGAAGAAGACGAAGTCTTGTTTGCCTTCCCGCTTCGCCCGACAAGTTGTCTAAACTATGGTCGCATCTGTGCTTTCAATGACTATTGCAACGCGTGGCAGAACCCGTTACAAAAATGCTTTGAACCTCCACTCGGCTTCGAGATTGATTTCTGGAATCCTATGGAACGTGAGGCAAAGGAGATAATGAATCTATGACAGATAACTTCCTTGAAATAAAAAAATCTATCGAAGAAATAAAAAAGCGCTACGCAGAAGACCCTCGCCAACAAGCTTTCAATGCCTTAATCCTTGGCGAACATGGAAGTGGTAAAACCTTCCTCCTCCGCACTGCTCGCAAACCTGTCCACATCGACAGCTTTGACCCTGGAGGTTCCAAAGGCTTACGTGACTATATTGAAAAGGGCGAAATCGTGGTGGATGCTAGATGGGAAGCTGAAGACCCTTTAAAGCCCTTTGCCTACGACGAGTGGCGAAGAGTAATGGAAGACCGGATTAGAATGGGTTACTTTGACCACTTCGGAACCTACTGCCTTGACGGCTCTACCACTTGGTCTGAAGCTATTATGAACAAGATCTTAAAACGTGCTGGCATTGCCGGTGACCCTCCGCGCTGGGCAAAGGATTATGTTCCACAGAAAATAGAGATAAGAAACTGGCTCAAACGTTGTCTTGCTCTACCCTGTGACTTTATTCTAACTGGTCATCTTGAGGGCTACCCAGATGATGTTACTGGTGGAATGTCCTATCGCTTTATGACGACCGGAAAAGGGACAATAACTATACCACTCAACTTTGACGAGATATATGTTATGTCACCTAGAGAAACATCTAAGGGTGTAGAATATAGAATCTTGACCGAGGCAACTGGAAGAGATGTGGCAAGGAGTCGTCTCTCAAAGGGTGGTAAGCTTGGGATATACGAAAAGCCTGATCTGAAAGAGATACTAAAGAAGGCAGGAATGTCCACCGAAGACAAACCTTTATTTAAATAGGAGGATTTATGAACAAGGCAATAGACAGCGAAAGATTCTGGGCGACGGTAGATATCGGTGCGGAAGACGATTGTTGGGAGTGGAAAGCATCTAAGCATAACAGACAAGGGTATGGAATGTTAAGAGTCTACGGCAAGAAAACATATGCTCACAGGTATGCTCTTCTAGGTGAGGACTGCTTGGTAGATAAAGTCCACGTTCTACACAAGTGTGACAGACCAGCCTGCTGTAACCCTAAGCATTTATATAAGGGAACTCACGCCCAGAACATGGCGGACAGAGACGACAGGTTAGACTATGATAGAAGAAATTTATTAAACAGAACACTTAAAGATGGAGAAGTTTGGTTGATTAAGAAACTGTTAATCGAGGGGAGGTATGCAAATTCTTATATAGCAAAGATGTTTAGAGCTAATAGACACACAATAAAAAGAATTAATTCTGGAGCAACTTACAAAGAAATAACAGTATAAGGAGGTAAAACATGAGTTCAATCCTAGACTTAACAGATGTAAATCTCGACGACCATCAAGAACTAACAACGGTAAAAGCCGGTGAGGAGTACAAGCTCCGCATCATTTCTGTTCTCCAAGGCACTGACAAGAACAACAAAGAATACATCATGCCCTTTTTTGAGGTAGAAGGCGAACCCACTTGTAAAGAATTCGGCGACTATATGCCTATACCTAACAAAAGTGATATGTCGGAGAAGGAAATAAACCTCGCCAAAATTCGGATGGTAGCGTTCTTCACTGCCTTCGGTATCGACTATTCCCGTGAGATCAACTTTGAAGACCAAGTAGGTCAAACTGGATGGGGGATCTTGGGAATGGGCAAGGATCAACAAGATGAGCCTGTGAATAAGGTAAACAAGTACATTGCCGGGCGTTAACCTATGTTAATTTAATTACCATAGAGGGCAGTGGCAGTTTCAGGTGGTGGTTGGTTGGGTTTGCTTAACAGGTTCAATCCCTGGCTGCCCTCTAAAATGGAACGGGTGGCGGAATGGTATACGCCGTGAATCTCGGGAGGGGTTATGGGTGCTCCTTGAAAGTAACACGGGCTTTCAAAAGCGGTTTCATCATAAGAGGCTGTCAACCGAGAACCGAAGGCCTCTACGTGGGTTCGAATCCCACCCCGTTCCACCATTTAGGAGACAACTAGTGTACAAACCTCGACTAACAGTCCAAATAACTGAACAACAATTCGATGGACTCCGCAAGCACCTCGAGTTCGGGATGCAGAAGCTTTTGTTCGGAGTAATAATAGATGATCTTCTCGAGCTCTTTGAAAGATATGGACCGGAAAAAGTTATCGGGGCGTTAGTTGAGAAGGCTATTAGTTTGAAAGACATATCTAAACTGGACTTGAAAAATGGCAACAATAGATGACCTAAACACCTCCATCACCGAAATGGAACACGAACGCTTGACTAAACTCTTTCTCGAAATCCGCTCTTCCCGCCGGATTAAGAAGAAAAAACCTACAACCACGTCTAAAAAACCCAAACCTGAGATGTCCGCAGAAGCACTTGTATCTTCAATGTCAAAAGATCAAAAGAGCAAGTTATTGGCTGAGTTAGAAGAAATGTTGTAATTTGTTGTTTTAATATAACTGGAAAAATCGGAGCAGAACATGAAACTGGGACTAGTAAAGATTTCGAAAATCGATCTGGGCGACCGCGCGCGTGAAGACTATAAAGACCTTGACTCCCTCGCACAATCTATTAAAGACCGTGAACTCATTAACCCTATCGCTGTATCTATTCATCCCGTAGTTGAGGACGGTTATCTAATGGCAGCTGGTGGGAGACGTTTGGCTGCTTGTAAACTATTAGATTGGGAAGAAATACCTTGTCGGATTTATGACCACGTGCTTTCCAACTTGGAACTCTTTTCAATCGAGTTAGAGGAGAACATTAAACGGGAGGATTTAGAATATCATGAAGAAGTCAAACTTAAGAAGAAGATCCATGAGATACAAGTTGAAATACATGGAGAAAAGACTTCAACAACGCCTGACGCACCTGGAATTTCTATGCGGGACACCGCGAAGCTACTTGGAATATCTCATGCGAAACTCTCAGACGACATCGCGCTCGCAAGAGCTATGGAAACGTATCCAGAACTACAACTCGATGATTGTAAGAATCGGCAGGAGGCTATCAAGCTAAAACAAAAAGCTGAAGACGCTGTAGTCAGACAAGTATTGGCTAAAAAAGCTGAAGAAATAATGGGCAAGGAAGATACGTTTAGGTCACGTCTTTCCGATGCTTATGTTATCAAAGATTTCTTTGAGGGTGTTAAGCAGATACCTGACGGGATTATGGATTTGATAGAGATAGACCCACCTTACGCTATTGATCTTGGTAAGGTGAAGAAAGTAAACAAAGACATACGTGTTTCAAACTATGACTATGGGGAGGAAGGTTATGAAGAAGTTACAGCAGACGGATACCCTGCATTTATGCAAAGGACCTTTCGAGAATGCTATCGTGTTGCGAGTCCAAACTCATGGCTTATCTGCTGGCACGCATGGGACTGGGCAGACGACATGTTCGGGTGGCTTATTGAGTCAGGATTCGATTCTATCAGAATACCGGGTGTGTGGCGAAAGAAGACTGGACAGAGTAATAACCCGACAATCCGACTCGCCAACTGCAACGAGCCTTTCCTGTATGCCTGGAAAGGAAGCCCCACCCTCGCCCGCCCAGGAATGACCAACGGCTTTGACCACGACCCTGTCCCACCACAATACAAGATCCATCCAACCGAACGACCTATTACTTTAATGGACGACATTCTAACTACCTTCGCAATTGAAGGTTCAAGAGTTCTCGTACCTTTTGCTGGCAGTGGTAACACTATGATCTCCGCCGCTGGTAATAAGATGGTTCCACTTGGGTTTGATATTAGTCAGCAGTTTAAAGACGGTTATGTTATACGGGTGAAGGAGATGTTTAGTGGCTAATACAAAGGTAGTAATCTACAAACAAAGAGATAAATACTTCTGGGCTATGCAGACACAAAGGTTCAGAATGTCAAGCAAACACTCCTACGCCACAAAGGGTGGTTGTAAAAGATCTGTGATCTCATTTATTGAGAAGCATAAGTTTGACTACTGGGGTGTAGATATTAAATATAGAGACTTTGATGAAGGAGGAGAAACATGAACACGAAAGATTTTAACAACTTAGTAGTGAAGACACAAGAACAATGTATTAAAGTTCTGCACGAGAAGGAAAAGCAATACGCTACAAATGATGATCGTCTTATTCAATTTAAAAGGGCTGCTACCTTGCAGGAGATGAGTCATATAGAAGCCCTCGGCGGAATGATGGTCAAGCATACCACTAAACTCTACATGATGATAGCTGACTGGGCTAACCCTTCCAATGACTGGGACGAGGTAATCACTGACCACATTAACTATCTTTATCTTTTGAAAGGGGTTTTGGAAGACTCAAAGGGGAGAAAATGATTTACGAAATGGAAGGCGAAAGTCTAGACACAGGTAAAATAAGCGATGGTGTAGGTGGAACAAAGATTGCATACTGCCGTGAACGTAAGGTTAAGAGAATATATGAACATAGGCTAGTTGCAGAATATTTCAATGAAAGACCTCTAAGGGTTGGTGAAGTAGTTCATCATATAGATGGTGATAACTCCAATAATGATCCACGCAATCTTATGGTCTTCAGAGACAACGCGGCTCATTTTATGTTCCATGTTAATGATAGAGCTGTAAAGGCTTGTGGTCACTTACACTGGAGACACTGTACGTATTGTAAAGAATACGGCGATCCGAAGAATATGGTCAACTCTGGAGAGAAGTTCCGACACAGAAAGTGTGCCAACGACTACTATAAAAGGAGAAAAGATGGAAAAACAAAAACGGTGGGACGCTAAGTTTCTACGAATATGCAACGAACTCGCTTCATGGTCTAACTGCATGTCACGTCAGATAGGAGCTATTCTGGTCCGGGATTATACTATCATCGCCACAGGTTACAATGGTCCTCCTCGTAACATTCCGCATTGTGGACATAACGGTGGCATAAAGAATGTCGAGCTATTTCACGAGGTAAGAAACGCTGATCTACTAGGCGATAAGACTATGTGTCCACGTCAAAGGCTAGGCTATCCATCTGGTCAAGGATTGCATCTCTGTCCAGCCGCCCATGCAGAAGCAAATTGCATCGCTAATGCTGCCCGGACAGGAGTAGTGACACTTCACTCTACTATGTATATGTCTTGTGGCGTACCTTGCAAGGACTGTCTAAAACTAATCATCAACGCAGGCATTGATCAACTGGTCTGCACATCAGAAGAACTTTACGACCAGCAATCGCAGTTTCTACTTGACAATAGCCCGGTGTCTGTTCGCACCTATGGTAATTAAATTAACATAGAGGAGGTTAGAATGGAACCCGCTGAATTTCTAATACTATTATATGGAGTAGCCTGCTTCGTTCTAGGATTCTATATGGGAGGGAATTTAAAATGAAAGCGCGAACCTATGTTCCTCCATCAGTTAACACTTCCTTGCCCTACGCTATTATAGGAGAGCAGCCCGGTAAAAGAGAAGTAGCATTGCGTAGAGGTTTTGTAGGACCAGCAGGCAGAGCCCTAGACGAGTGTCTAATGGTCGCGGGGATACTTAGAGACCAATGCTACTTCTCTAATGTAATCAAGGATTTAGACCGCCCACTGAAACACTACATCGACTTGTCTAAAAAGGAAGCTGTTTATTCTAAAGAGGGACTACAATATCTTGAACAACTGACGGAAGAACTCGACAAGACTAAGGCAAAGGTTTTTATAGCTGTTGGTGGTGTAGCGCTGTTTGCTCTGACTGGTCGTAAGGGGATTACCAAATGGAGAGGGTCTGTGATAGAGTGCGCTGGACTACCAGATAGATGGGTAGTTCCAACCTTTCATACTGCCACTATCATCCCACCGAAGAACCAATATCTAAACAAACTACTAATCCAATTCGATCTCAAGCGTGCAAAGAAGGTAGCGGATGAGGGCTACCACCCCTCATCCCGCACGCTTATAACAAGACCTAGCTACCTAGAAATAATGCACGCGCTTGGGACGATAGAAGAAAGAGGATTAAAAGGTGAAACCATTGACTTCGATATCGAGCTTTACAACGAGGAAGTTTCGTGTATCTCGTTCATGCTGGGAGAAAGGAGAGCAATATCTATACCTTTCGTTGATGGGAAAGGGGATTATTTTACAGTGGAACAGGAAGCGGCGGTCTGGCTACGTATCGCTAAGATCTTGGAGAGTAGAAAGATCACCAAGCGAGGTCAGAATATTTCCTTCGATTCACATTTTCTTCTCCGTAAGTATGGTATTAAGACACATAACCTTGAGGACACTATGGTCGCCCAGCGCATCATTATGCCGGACTATCCTATTGGGCTGGACTTTATCACCTCCATATGGACTGACCATCCGTACTACAAGGACGAAGGTAAAAGGTACTTTGGTGGTGGAGGATGGGAAGAGCTCTGGCGATATAACTGCACTGACTCCCTCATATGTCAAGAGTCGTTTCCTAAACAGTATAGCGAAGTGGTTAAGCAAGGTAATGAGGCTACTTATCGCAGGCAAGCGGATATAATAGAACCACTCGTTTATATGCAAGAGCGTGGGATTAAGATAAATGTTGAAGCTATGAGTGAAGAATACGACCGGATGGAGATAGAAATTGACCAGATGAAAGAAGAACTAAACGCAATGGTCGGGCGTGAGTTAAATCCCAATTCCTTCCCACAAGTATCTCATTACTTCTACATCAACAAAGGACTCACTCCATATAAACACAAAGGCAAAACAACTACTAACGAAAAAGCTATGGTACGCATAGCAAGGAGAGGTTTTGATGAAGCGTGGAAAATCCTTGACATTCGTAGAGCAGTCAAAAAGCGATCTACTTATCTCAACCCCGCTAAAATAGACAAGGATGGTAGGATAAGATGTTCCTACAACCCTGTTGGTACTAGGTTCAGCCGCATATCTTCTTCAGAAAACATCTTCGGTACTGGCAACAACCTACAGAACCAGCCTCATGAGGTGTTGGAATACTTCTTAATCGACGATGGTTACATGGGTTATTTCCTTGACCTTTCGCAGGCTGAAAACCGGATAGTTGCCTACGAAGGTGGCATACGTAGAATGATGGAAGCCTTTGAGAACAAGGAAGACGTGCACTCGTTGACTGCCTCCCTTATCAGCGGACTGTCTTATGATGAGGTAAAGCAACAGGACAAGGACAATGTCTTCTGTAATATTGGTAAGGGTGACAAAAGCTGGCGGTTCTATGGCAAGAAGTCTAACCACGCATTGAACTACGATGAGGGATACAAGACCTTTTCCCTCGATCTTGAAATCCCGGAACGTGATGGTAGGTTCCTTGTCGACCGTTACCACCTTGCCTACCCCGGTGTCCGTAATAAGTACCATAAGAAGGTGATAAGATGGATAAGGGAAAGCAGGGCTATAGTAAACCTGATGGGCAGGAAGACTTTGTTTCTGGGCGAGATCGCGGACAAACTTTACAAAGAAGCATACTCCTGCATCCCTCAAGGGACTGTTGGCGATGTTATCAACGAGCGAGGGCTGAACTACATCTATTACAACCAGGACTTGTTTGGTCCTGTAGAGCTACTGACGCAAACGCACGACTCTATTGCTTTACAAATTCCGTTATCTATAACCTGGGAAGAACATGCGTGGATGATAGGGAAGATAAAGGAGGAACTTGAAACACCTCTGACAACTACTGACGGAACAAGCTTTGTCATACCTGTCGACGTACACGTCGGGCTTTGTTTCTATAAACCTAAATGTGAAGAAATAAAAGGCATTCCAACTGCTGATAAGCTACTTGAAGTCTATAACAAACTAGTCAAGGAGGATTCATGAGTGGAATATTCATTTGTCATGACGGAGCTATAATGATTCATCTCCCTACCCATCCAAGAGCTGGGAAGAATGGGTATGTATTTGAGCACATATTAGTAGCTGAAGAGTACAACGAGAGACCTCTAAAAAGAGGCGAGGTAGTTCATCATATAGATGGAGACTCATCTAACAACAATCCTAATAATCTTATGGTGTTCAAAGATAACGCGACTCATCTATTCTTTCATATAGAAGAGAGGGCTTTTAAAGCCTGTGGCAATAGACACTGGCGACACTGTACATACTGCAAAGAACATGATGACCCAAAGAATATGTATAACGCAGGTAACTACTATCAGCATAGGTCCTGTCGTAATGCTTACATGAAAGAATATAGAAAAAAAAGATCATACGCGAATGAGACAGCTTAATGACTGGATCGACTCATACCTAGTCTACACAGACAACTCGGAACCTCCAGAAATGTTCCGGTTATGGACAGCCATAAGCACCATAGCCTCCGTCCTTCAACGCAAATGCAAACTAAAGTGGGGGTCTTTAACATTCTACCCCAATATGTACGTTGTGTTAGTAGGTCCTCCTGCATCACGTAAGGGAACTGCTATGGATCAGGCATTTCACTTTCTGGAAGAACTAGGCATACATATGGCTGCTGAATCAATCACTCGTGAAGCCTTGATTAGAGAGTTGAAGAAAACTTCCGACAACGAGATGGGTCCGGATGGTGAGATGGTGTTCCATAGCTCGCTTACTGTCTGGGCTCAAGAGTTGACGGTGTTTCTTGGTTATGGAAACCTACAACTACTAAGTGACCTCACTGATTGGTACGACTGTCGCAACCGTTGGACCTACCGCACTAAACATATGGGAACAGACGACATAGTAGGCGTGTTTGTTAACCTCATCGGTGCTACCACGCCAGATCTTATCCGTTCTTCAATGCCTCTGGATGCTATTGGCGGTGGGTTAACATCAAGGATGATCTTCGTCTTTGAACGGAATAAGGGGAAGATAGCTCCGTACCCTGGGCTGTCAGATGCGGAGAAAGGATTGAAGATACAGCTACTGTCCGACCTGCGTAGAATCCTCATGCTCCGAGGTAGGTTCTACCCATCCGATGAGTTTATAGACAACTGGATAGAATGGTACCCGGAACAAGAACGTAACCCTACATTTCAAGACAAGTTCTTTGACGGCTACTTTGCTCGCCGGGCTAACCACGTGATGAAACTCTCCATGCTCATGTCTGCGTCGAGAACTGATAGTATGCTTGTAGAACTACAAGACTTCAAACGCGCTGTTCGTATAATAGAACGGACAGAAATAAAAATGCCTAGCACCTTTAGTGGTATGGGCAAACTACCATACGCGGATGTGTTGGAGAAGGTTATGACAGAAGTTGGTCTGCGTGGGGAAGTTCCGCTGGATGAACTCATTTGGATGCACCGCAACGATGTTGACAAGTGGACTATGGAACGTATTATTGATACGCTGCGGTCGTCTAATTGGATAAGAACTACGAACAAGGTAGGGGTTGGTACTACTGTTCATTATACGAAGAAGCAGATAGAGCATAAAGAAGAAGAATAACCAGCTATGTTAATTAAATTACCATAGGGGGAATAATGGAAGACGACAAAAGAATAGCTAGCAACCTACATCTCTTCATGTGTACTAAACATCACATACCGAAGGATGGAATCTCGACAGACGAAGACTGTTGTTGGTATTTAGAAGAACAACTTCCCAATCGCTGGGAAGAACCTGACCACTCGGAGCATTTAGTCTATGCTAATGCGCTTATTGAAGTGATGACTGTGGAAGAAGTCGACAAAGCTTTAAATATATTCCGCGAAGCATGTTCGAGGGTTAGCTTCGCATCTAACGCCTATCCGGCGGCTGTAGATATTTTACGCAGAATGATTGTGAAGGCTATCTAGACCTACTCCTAGATCTCCCACCGCGGGTCCTGCCACTACCACCACCCTTTCGTCCTTTGGTAGGATCAATTCTTGGCAATCCGAACACCTGCCTCCACGGTGAGTCGTAGTACCCTGTTGGATAGTTAGCTTCCGACGCTCGTTTGAACTTACTCAACGTACCCCAGTATTTAAAGTGATCCGCCGTACCTCTAATCAAACCTTTATCAGCCGCTCTAGCGTGCCACTGGTCAGTAGGACTTATAGCAAGTTCTGGTTCTGTAAGTTTGTATCCCGGAAAGTCTTTAGACGCGTGCATGAGATGCCTTACAAACGGTGGATGGAGAAAGAGTTCTAAAATACTAGTATCATTCGCTCTTGCTATGGTCTCCGCCAATCCTACCGCCACTATATACCTAGTCAACATAGTACCATAATGCGTCCCAAAAGCATCTCTCTGCCCCTTCGCTGCTCTCTCAATCATCTGCCATTTATACTCCGCAAGTTTAAACGGCGTCAACTGAAACATAGTAGCTGCTCTCGCATACCATCGCTTCTGCCATAGCATCTGATCCCACTGTCCGCGGAAGTTGGTATCCAATACAGTTCTCCATATAGCTCTCTGAACCGTTCGCACATCAAGACCTTTCTCCGCTCCAGAAATAACACCTGCTAATATAGAAACACCATTATCGAAAGCTTCAATAGCAACAGTAGGTTGGGCTATAAGTTGTTTGAATCTACTAGTCGTTTCCTTCATTGACGGAATCTCATCCATCGCCCGGACTATGTCCCTGCCAAACAAATAAGATCTCAACACATCCAGTTCCCTACCCTTCGGAACACCACCCATCTTTTCTTTCAGCACCTGTCCCGGTATCTTAAATGTCTTAACCATCGCCTTCACATTAGTTATGGCATCATATCTAGCCATAGTCGCCGGAAGTTTCAATAAATGCTTGAAGCCCACAGACAACGACAATCCAATCAACCTCGCATACTCAAACGACACAGCCGCATTAACCCCTTTCTCTAAAATATGCTCAGATCGCTTATACAAATTAGCATCCATCCAATCCCGCATATAATTACGAACTTTGGGCGGAGCATCAACTTCTATAAATTCCGACCAACGGTTTAGAAAAGGTTGGTACGCTAGCTTTCTATTCAACAACGGTATATAAGCATCCATGATACCGTGAGCACTAGGATACCATATCCTACCCTCCGGTAACTGCGACATAAACTTCATAACTGTGGGAGTCTTCTTAAACCTCTTGAAAAACCTTTCCGCAAACTGAGCATCTTTAGGGTCTTCCATAAGCTTACTCCACAATCTCGTCATATAAGCCCTATCCTTTATAGTCGGGATACCTACAGCATCCAAATGCTCTCTTGCCGCTTCCATATAGTTTCTAATCTGCTCAGAAATTCTTATCTCTTCTGCCGACATCTCAATACCCTTAGGCAACGAGTCACCAGCGTTTAAAGCTATCCTTACATCAGCGTTGTTCTTGGCAAGGTCATACACAGCCACATCGTAATCCATCATCATAGGTTTGAGCTTCTTATTAGCAGCTTTAATATCTCCTCTTAAATTCTTCAACTCTTTCTTCAACTGTTCCTTGCGAGGACCTTTAGCTATTCTCCTAACTTTTTCTGTCTTAAGATTTATTCTTCTATAAACTTCAGATCTTTTATTAAGAACATCTTTATACTTCTCATAAACAGGATTAAGAGCTTCAGAAATCTCTACATCAGTTTCTTTAACACTCTTCAACAACGACTTCTTCCATCTTCTCTGATTAAACACATTGGTAGCCATGGACATATGACCTTCCATAGCATCTATAACAGGATGATTATCGAGGCTGAAGACCCTTCCCAAAACATTACCCGGCGACTCACCTACCCTCCATAGCTTACCCTCTGGTTCTATAAAAGGAATCGACTTCTCATCAATCAAAGGTGTCATCCATCTGGGCATTGGATCACCTTTCTTCCATCTAGGAACCATTCTACCAGCAGACTCCATCCACTTAGCAAACCCAGAAGGATCACTATACTTTATCGCGTCAATGTTCTCATCAATTTCAGCCGTAGTTACGTCTGTTTTCACCTCAGCCTCTTTGTTAGAAACACTTAAATCTCCCTTCTCTAACCCTTCTGGATACATCTGACCAACAGCCCTGTCGATCTTTCTGGCTGTAGCGGAATCGTAACCCCCCTTAATCAGATAATCCTTTGTAGATATACCAGCAGTTTTGGCTTCCTTGGCGATCCGCCGGATTAGTTCGGAACTTTCTTCTGATAGCCCACTAAGATCTACCATCCCTCTCTCATCAGTAATTATATTTCTAATATCAACACCAGCATCCCAATCTGCTTCTGGCATCTTGGTGAAATCAGGCTTCTCTCTAGGTTCTAACTTCTGCGGTTTCTTCTCCACTCCCCTTAACAACTCGGAAAGTTTATCAACTACTTCAGCTGTTCTACTATATGGGTCTATGCTAGCAGTTAACCCTGCCAACTCATCCAACTTCGCCTCAGCATCAATACCTTTCTTAAGCTTCGCAGTTTCAGTTTTCGGATCAAGCTCCATAACCTCATCCATGATAGCTTCAACTCTATCCATAACATCCATCTCGAACTCAGGACCTTTAGCTTCTTCGGCATAATACCCCTCAACAGCCTTCCCAACGTCTTCAACTGGAAGGTCTTCCGGGTATGCTTCTACAGCGACCCGATAATTCTTCCCCATCTTTATAACCTGTGCATCAAGCTCAGGGTCTACCTTTCCAGCAAACGCTTTGGCATCAGCATAAGTCATACGCTCGCCGGGTTTGCTTCCTCTCGGATGAACCTCCAGCCCGGCAGCTTCTGCCGCTTTTTTAGATTTGTAGATCGGAACCTCTGGCTCTTTAGCTCTCAGCTCATCAATAGCCCCAGCGAGCTCGGCTTCACCTTTGGTTCTGAATACCTCTTCTACTGGTGCCGCTTCTTCTTTGACTTCTTCTTTTGGTGGCTCGGCGTCCACCCTGTCTTTCTCAACGTCGAGTACACGTACCGGTCCAGGCTCTTCCCCTTCAACCCTTTCTTCCTCCCTTGCCTCCGTAACTTCCTCTCCAGCTCTAGCGGCATCTCCAGTCCCCCTTCTCTCTTTAATATGCTCCACCACATTAGAATGTTCCGCATCTAGTTCACCTATCTCCCTGTCCAGAACATTAATAGTAGCATGCTCCTTGCTAATACCTTGTTCCTCAGCAATGCGGTTGGCTTCCCTAGTAATCCTACCTCTATCATATCTCGGAATCTTTATCCCATGCAGTTTTAAACACTCAATCAGATTCATTCCAAAACCTCCGAAATAACTATCGCAGCTACAATAGTAATAACTTCCTCATCATCAGCATATATCTTTTCTCGCCGTATGATTTCTCTCTTCCATCTTTCGGTTGGAACTCTGCCGCCCAGAAACTCCATCTCTGGAATCCCTATAACTGCAACTACAACAGCTATATGTATATAACCTCTCGTCGCAATTTCTAGCGAAGTAAACTCTCCACCTATCAATCCATCTGTTGCTATTAGTAATGGATTCATACCCTATGGTAATTAAATTAACATAGAAACATTATTGTCTGGTTACCGTAGTTGTCGTCTCACCGTCGCCAGAGATCTCTTGGTCTATACTGCCAGCCTGCCTACTTGTCGGTGTAACTGTCATCGGATTGCTTGCATCCAGACCTTGGAGTTTGTGTAGTTCGTCCGCCCGAGTATCTATATTATCCAGCTTGGTGCTCTCTGCTCCAGTCAAGCCGCTTACACCTGTTTCAACCACTATGTAACCAGCACTGTTTGTAGGAATAACTTGTACTTGGTTCTGGTTTAATATCCCAGAAGCAACATCAAATATGTTATTGTTAGAACCAGAAAGAATCACTGTATACTGACCGTCCTCAAATGTGATACTATACCCATTGATGATCTCAATAGTTCTTGCATAGGTAACACCAGCAACTGTAACTTCTGTATTATGCCTATGTGTGTCAAGATGTGCTATCCCTTCTTCATTATCTTCTATGTCTTTCAACCATTTCCGTAGATCGTTGGTATCAAGTCCATAGAGAGTCCCAGAATCAAATGTTAGATCTGCTTTTGGGATAGTTATAACCTTTGTCAGCCAGTTAATTGAAAGCGCCATTTATAATCCCTTTAGCTTTTTAATCTCAACCTTTAGTTCTAATATTTCTTTAACAAGATTATCATGCTCTGCTTGGCTCTGCGCGATACTGTCTCTTGTTATCTGTTTTTGTATCTGCACATTCTTATCCGCGTTTTCAAGTTGTTCAGTACAGAACTTTGAGTGTGCCCTGTGTCGTACAACTTCTTCTTCAAGCTGCTCTGTAGCTGCCTTCAAAGATATATGATGTCTGCGTAAAGTATTCCAATCATTTTCAAGTTGCTTATACGGTTTCTTCTCTTCAGACATACATCTCCTATTCATCAGTTATTAAAAATATAGTCGTGATAAATCCAGCACTTGTTATAGCACCCTGAATACTGCTTGTCTTCCATAATCCAGTAGATATAGGAAGTCCAGTTATTGTAACCTGTGTTCCAGTTGACCGCCTATCCAAACTATTAGTAACCCACATCCACATGGTAGTTTGACCAATAGCACCTATTTCCAAGTCAAAGTTTAACTCATCATCTGTCCAAGTATTTATAGTCTGCTCTACTTTTGTTCCCGTAGCATATACAACATTATTAGATATCTCTAGTTTCCCAGAACCCTGCGTATCTTGCATGTAAGTACCGTCAAGTACAATATTTGATTCTGAAGCTGAAAATATCTCATCTTCTATATCAGTAATAGTCGGTGTTCTGTATACTTGAACTGCATACCCAACGCTAATATGCCCAATACTATTTGTAGCAAACAGCCACAAATCAATATCAGTTAAGCCTCCTATCGTAAGGTCAAACTGAATTGACTGGTCGCCCCACGTGTCAATACTTTGAGTCACTTTAGACCCAGAACCATACACCACATTATCTACCAACTCTAGTTTACCAGTACCTTGCGTTGCTATAAAATTAGTTCCGGTCATGGTTATATTAGTTTCGTTTGTCTCAAACAACTCATCACCTGCATTAGTGATGGTTGGCGTCATTTCAACGTGGACTTCCCACGCATTACTGACTGTGGCAGCACTATCGGTAACGTATAGCCACAACTGCTCCTGATCCAACGCACCAATAGCTACATCAAACTGAATAGACGTATCCGCCCATGTATCTATGCTTTGTGACTGAAGATTTGCTGAACCATAAGTAGCACTATCACCAAGCTCTAAGTCCGCCGAACCTGTATCCGTCCCAAATCCTGTACCGGTAACCACTATGTTTGTTTCAGTTAGAGTAAAATTCTCATCACCAGCATTTGAAATAACCGGACCAGCAGCATCTCCATATACTCTAAGGTTCTGAAAGGCAAAATCGCTCTGATATACGTTACCACTTGTTGCTAACTCAACCCGAATCCGCACATAAAAATCATTGTTTGAATAAGTTGTGCAATCATACGGTCCTTGGCTTGTAAATGAAGTTGTGCTGTTACCTGCATACGTGCCTAAGTTTTGCCAGTCAGAACCATCCCATGCTTGTACCCATAGTGTAGCATTCGTATTACCATAAACACAAGTATCGACAGTAACATAGAGAGCAAACGCTCCAGCATCCACTTGGTTAGCAGTTTTCATCGTTGCAGTACAGATATCACCTGCTGCTGCATTAGAAGAAGATTCTGGATAAGTACACCCACCATTAGATGCAGGTGGGCCTGTGCTACTTGAAGGGCTTGTTCCTGTGTTGAATGCCCAGTTCGGAGCATCAGAATTACTTCCAGGCATATCACAGACACCAGAGGCACTGCAAACATCTGGGAATGAAGCATTGTCTGAAAAATAATCGAAGTCAGCTACTGCGTTAGAATATGTATCTTGTGCGTATGTTTCATCATGCGCCATTATTCATCTCGTACCATAAGAATAATAATGTCTATACCAATTGCTGTAATGATAATTTCAATCTTAGCCGTTTCATAAAAGTCTACTGTAGCCATTATAACGTTCCTTTCCTAACCACACCAGAAATCGGTTGGTCACTTGTATATCTATGTGTTTCATTAACTTCACCAGCGGCATCTGTTGTCTCATTAACAAGACTTGCAGTTGCTGTAATTGTTCCAGTAGCAGGAGTATCAGGCGTTCCAGAAACTGTATAACTATAACTGCCAGCACCTATATACGTTATAACGTGTTCACCGTTGTACTCTCCTTGAACTGCACCCTCTATGAGAATAGACTCCCCATCCTCCATACCGTGAGCAGAGTGCGTAACTGTGGCAGTTGAAGAAACCCTTGCTATAGTAACGCTATCACCCGCAGGTAGATCGCCACCAGAGTCTGCCTTTATATATACTCTCGCACCCTGTATAAGACTCCCCGACTCGATATCCTTTACAGTAACTTTTATAGGAACAGTTTGAACAATATTAGTTTGACCATTCCCTGTACCAGGATCTCCTGCCGTTAAGGACGAACCGTTTGTTGAATTAATTGTTAGTGTATTGCCTGTAGCATCGTTATAAACATCCCCTGATACCGTAACATTATCAAATGTCAGAGTGGAATTTGCACTTGTATCAATCCTCAAGTCACCAGTAATTGTAATGTCAGTTAAGTCTTGAGCTGAGTTTAAATAAACATCACAATCAAAAGTTCCACCTTCTATGGTCGCTCCGTTATCAAGAGTCACTTCTCCTGTCGTGGCAGTTGCACCACCTGTGAATGTAGAGGATTTTATTGTAATTGTTCCATCACCTGTTGCACTATAAGCAAAAGCACTACCTGCCGTTGCATCAATAACTAAGTCCACGGCTGTAAGGACAATCTGTGCTCCTGACCTACTAACTATTGTGCTCGTTTCACTATCGTAATTGTCATACCAATAAGATTTTGCTCTATCATACAATTCAAGGGCATCATCAATAGTTGAATATGCATCAACGGTAGCCTTTGTTGTCTGTGTGATAAGTATATCAGTCACGAGAGATACATTATCTACAATATCAACATTAACAGTAAACGCATCAACTCTTGGATTATATAAATAGTGTCCAATAGCTCTAACGTGATCTTCTCTGTTTGTTTTTGTGACTCCTGCGTAGGTTGAATTAAAAAGAACCTCAACACTATCATATGTTGGTAGTGTAGTAATTAACCCACTCGAATTAGTTTGATCGTTTACGGTTTCCAGACTCTGTTCATCTACTATTATAACTGTGGCATCTTCTACAGCAGTCTGGGTACTATCCCCAACGAATAGCGAGTATCGAAAACATATTCTGGTAATATCCGCAGCAGCATAAGCAGATGCACGAAGAGTAGTGAAATCAGGATTTATAAATGTTACTTCTGCATCTCCGAGGTTTGGTACTATATGAAAAGTACATGAGTCTATCTCGACATCTTGCAAAACAGGAGCCAAGCTAGTTCCATCTGCCATTTGAAATGCGTACGTACAGTTTACAACTTTTGTCCTATTAAGACTAAATGTAGGAACATCACCACCAGTATCAAACGTGTACAGTTTTATTCCAACAGCACCAGTATCGTGCATCCTTGAATCATCATAGTTCAAATCCTGATTAGTACCCCATGATGTGCTGGATTCTCCACATGAAACCCCATCCTCAAGTTCAAGGTCACAATCAACCGTTGTCCATTCACAATCAGTTCCTAATCTAATACGATGTGAAGCATAAACCATACTACCATATGCCCTGAACGTACCTGTGGTATAAAGTCTAAATGTATCATTAGCAAGCATTTCAACATTAAAAGCACCCCCAGCAGCACTCAACGAACTAGTATAAGTTCCTTGGATAACCTGACCGTATATTTCAAATAATGACGCATTTATTGTAACCATCTCATCTGAACAATCCCATACAGAAGCTGTACCAGTCGATCCAGAATTACCTATCCTTATTGGATAGTTAAAAAAATATACAGCTTTGCCACCGCTGGTGTCTTGAAAATGACCCGTTCCACCAATATTTGTGTATATACCTGCTGATGTAATATCAACTCCGGTACACTCTAAAACACCAGCAGTATCATTATATGTTGCCATAGGTTAACCCTGTTTTAATAGTCGTCAATTCTTGATGCGACTGAACTACCACCAGTTGATCCAAGACTACCTTGAGATTCAAAGGTCTTCATGGGAGTACCTGATGTACCTTCCCGTACTCTAATCCATAATGTTCTCGGAGCATCGTACTGTAGAGTAAACTCTTCGTCAGTATCTGCGGATGCCTTGTCTATAAAAGCAAGCATAACACCGTTGCCAGCAGCAGCGTCGTCAGGATCTTGCCAGTCAGATGAACCTATTGTGAACTCATCATCACCGTCGTGTGAAGTGTAAGCGACTCTACGCCTTCGTCCATCGTCAAGTGTTACCCTAAGTACACCAGTCGCAGGAGCATCGGCAGGAATATTTCCAGTGCCAACATCTATAATTGTTTCTGACGGACCGGTTAGGTCTCCACCAGTATCAATCGTCATCTCAGTCCATTCAAAGTCATTGCCAGTGTCCTTATTTCCAACAAGGATTCTATCACCAGCAACCATGCCAGAAACTTCAAAGGTCACGTTGTTAGGTGGAGTCTGAGCAGCACCTACTAATGGTTGTACTGAGTCAGTAGCAAGCAAATCATCAGCATCAATACCAATACCATACGCACCGATCAGTGAACCAGTGTAAGATCCTAGGAATGTCTTGGGGATCGTCTTGGCAGCTACTGAACCTGCAATTGTCGTGGTATTTGCAGATGTAGTGCCAGTAACTACTTGGTCATCAACAGGAGCAACACCACTTATCAACTGAAAGTAAACATCGTCATCGGTAGTATTCTCAGCAAGCATAATACCTTGACCGCCACCCTTGTCATCATCTACCCATGTATCAGTAGAATTAGCATACACAGTACCGGCTGAAGCTTCTTCGATAACATCATTGTTTAAATGTCCTACTGTGATATCTTCCAAAGCAAGTATCATGGCTGACGTTCCGTTGTCATAAAGAACCTTACCACCGTTGATTATAACAGTAGCACGTTTGATAACTACATAATCACCCGCAGAAAACGTTCCACCAGTAAGACCGTCATAACTGACCTGTGTACCCCAGTAGATGTTCTCGTTCTGAGTCAACGCCCCAGTATCTGCATCATACGCATACCCATGAGTAACACCTAAAAAAAGTTCACCTACCATATCATAAGGTTCGGCAGCTTCTGGAGAATCGTTACCACTGATCTCTTTTATGTGTTCCCAGATAGATTTCATTAAAGCAGCATTGGTGTTATAAGTCCACTTGCTGTAGTACTCTTTATCACCGTTACCGTTATTAATGTCAATATTTTGCCAGCCCTCAGTGTTCGTAGGAATGTCACCGCCTGCCCAACCCTGAACCGTGCCAATAGCAGTATCATTCTGTGCGTCTGGCGTGGTACCGATAGCAGCAACCGACTCGCCTTGACCAAGAGTTACGTTAAAGAAATCGTATGAATCTCCCCATGCTCTGGACTGTACCCTTACCCTCTTCCCATCAATATCAGCACCGTTGTCCCTGCTCTTAACAAGAATACGAAATAATACACCACCAGTGGCATCTCCGTTATATCCACCAGTAGATTGATCGCCCCAGAAAGGACTTGTCGTATTGTAATAGTCATGGTCTTGTATAACCTGGAGTTGGGTGTCCGTATCATTAACAGCACCAAGAACTCTAAGCCCAGAATACACAGTATTACCACCGTCTTGTGTAATGCTCCCACCATAGAAATACTCAGCAGCATCATCGTCAATATTAAAACCGTTGATAAGCGTTATAATATTATCGGTAGATCGTTCCGATGGTGTCAGGCTTGTAATGTCAACGACATCATCAGCAGCAGCAGGAGATTCATCGTCAGCAAGATCCTGAAGCCACCTATGCAGTTCTAATACGGTGTAGGTATTGGTGTTTGCAACGTGAGTTATATTACCACTCACGTCAATTTCAAAATCTGTCGCAATAGCCATTTTTTCTTCTCCTTGTTTCTATGTTAATTAAATTACCATAGGTTAGAGTTCCCTAACTTCAATAGATTTAATAAAACCTTTACCATCCCGCTTTACCATAAAGTTCCATTTCTTCTTCGCATCAACTACTTCGGGCGGATCAGCTTTCATCAAGCCAACTACTTCATCACCCTTCTCTCCCAACACATCTACCAAGTTCACTCCAACACTACGTATAGCACTAACTATATCCTTAGCAATTTTATTAGTATTACCTATTCGTCTGTCTTCGAGTCTTTTAAGTTCAGTCTCTCGGGTAGGTTTTACTTCAATCCCTTTGTCCTTTAGCCTCTTGATATCTTTTTTCGAAACAGTTTTCATACTCATAGGCCTAGACACTCCCTTAAGATTCTATAATCACGCCTTTTAAGGTTTAGCTCTTCCAAAACCTCACCGGCGTCTCGTGATACTTTGTAGGTTTCTCCGGTTTCTTCCGCCCTTACTTCTGTTTCATACGTCAAGCCTTTACCCTGCTCTACAAGAGGATCAACTTCAGGCTTCTTAACATCAGGAATCTTTTCAACTGGAGTAGGCTCCGGCCTTACAGCCGGGACTGAAGGTTTTTGAACCAACGTAACCGGCTCCTTTGCCGGAGCCTTAGGTTTGGGTTTAGGTTCTGGTCTAGGTGGTGTAGTAAACTTATTAAGCTGGCTCTTCATTTCCTGAACCCGCTGCATATGTTCTTGGGCTTCAACATTAGTCCGCTGAGCATCCTCTACACGCTTCTCTTCCAAAGCAACTCTGATAGTAGTATCACCCTCAGCTTCCAACTCAGTCGCGAGCTTGGCAACACCTTCTGGATCTATGTCAGCTGCGCCCTTGACAGCAGGCTTGACTTGTTCAGCTGGAATGTCTTTGAGAAATGCCTTAGTTCTACCCAAAGTTAGATGAGCACCTTTAAACAATCCAAGTATGTAAGTTAGTCTAGCAACTTCACCAAGATTAGGTGATCCCCACTCCTTTGTAAAGTGTTCTAACACGGCATCAGGTCCTGGGATTCCAAAGAAGGGTTGATCTACGAATCCTGGATCTGCTTCCGTGACCGGCTGGAAAGGAGTTAAAACATTCTCTAAAGCATGAATACCTTTTAAGGCAGGTTCCATAACACCTTCAGCACCCGGAGAGATACCTTCTGGCTGAGATAGAAACTGAAGAGCCTGTCGCCAGTAACCTAAACGTTTACCAGTCCTCTCTGCAATACCTTTCGGATCAGTATACTTATCCCAACCGAACTTCTCAAGTTGGTCGGGAGTAAGTGGTCTATCCGGACCAAAGATCTTCTCCGCAATACCCTTACGCCACTTATCTAAATCACCGCCAAGAAGCTCCCCAATCATAGTTTTACCTCTAACTTGAGGGGGTCTAGCTTTGGTCATTAAGGGTTTTAAATACGGATCAACTCCACTACCATACCCAACAGTCGCCGGAGTCCCGATAAGATCTAAACCAAAACCTATAGCCCCACCAGCCAGAGCCCTACCAGCTTCCAATGGAACACCTATATCATGCGGGGCTACGTCAGCCGGTTGTAGGTCTATATCTCTAAGTGACTCCAACATTCCGGGCTTTGGAGCAGGTATGCTGGTCCTAAAACCTTCAGGGACATCAAGGTCTCCGAACAGACCACTAGGCGAACTATCATCTATTACTAGATCGTCAAAGAGTTTGTTAGTCAAATTACTCTCCTAATATTGATATTCCTAATTCTTTTTCTAAAAGTCTCAAGACATCTTCGATAGTTTTAGTTCCTCCCCTCCCAACCTTTTCAGAGATATATCTGGCAGTTATTCTCTTACCAGTATTCCTGTCTATAACAGGAGGAAGATCTATCACATGCCACTTATCTGTATCGTAGACTATTCCTTCTTCAAACTCATGAACAGCCACATAATGAGCTTCACTCTTATTTATGATAGCAGCTTCACCAGCTCTCTGACCAGAACTTAGAGCAGTATCAGCTACATTTTTAGTAGCCAGAGCCAGATCACTAGCTATCTTTCTGTTCTCTGGACTAGATGGATATCCGAGTGTGTGTACCCTACCACTACTAGGATCAGCGTAAGCATACTCACCACCTGCTGTAGTAATCAAATCAGGCTTATGACCTAGTTGCGGCTCAGCTCCAGCACCAGTCGGCAAGACTGTGCCAGTCCCTTTATGTATAGATTTCCAAGTGACCTTTCCGTCCGGACCTACCACTTTCTTCAACTCATAACCACCACCGGTCGGATGCATAGCACTAAGAATACTATCAAAAGTCTTCCTACGAAGCTCCCTTTCCGCCTGATCTGCGTTTATAATCCCACCTATTTGTTCCGGCGTTAACCCTAACAGGTTGACATCTTTCAGTCCCGTTGCTCCTGTTAGGGTCCCCAAGGGTTTTCCATAACGTGTCGAATCTTCCCACCAAGAGAGCTTTCCCTTGGAAGAGTTTCAGTAGTAACCCTCACACGACCTTGTGGCGTCATCTTTTCTGTCACACTAGTCTTGCCTTCCTTATCACCAGTAGTAAGCTCGTCTTCACCACCAAGTGTTCCTTTCAAAGCCTTTCCAGCCCCATGACTTTGTGTCAGACCTAACAGTGCCTTAGCTCTATCCGGCTGCCCCATCAGATGCAACGCACCTGACCCCAAAATACCTACATTTTGCGGATCACCAAACATCTTCTTCAACGCCGCACCGAAGTCCCAACCTCCAGGTTCAGCAGGCTCAGCAGGCAGCGCAGCTGACATACCGGCCGAAGCCGTCATACCCTCATCGATCGATCCTCCTGCCAGAATACTTCCAATATCAGCCGGTGCCGCTTGTGGTACTGTAGGACTGATCGGTGTAGTCTTACCTAGCCCCTGCGTCAACTCATGAAACCTTCTAAGATCAAAAGCCATTATATCCTCCTGTTATAACAAACTTGCTCCAAGTCCTAAAACTCCTCCGATTATCGCACCCGGCCCGCCAGGTGCTATCATATTACCAACAACTGCACCACTAATAGCCCCACCAACAGCACTTTGTGCCTGACTAATTTGCTTATCCTTCGTGGTCGCAGCTGCTCCTGCAATAGATGCTAGTGCATTGTTGCCGTATTGAAACAGCGCTAAATCCCACAACGCGTCTTGTTCATCTATCCAGAGATCTCTGTCATCTTGTTCTTTACCAGCTGCTATAGACAAACGTCTTACTTCAACGGTATAGTGAGCAAGATCTCTTTCATACCCAATTATAGACATAAGTGTGGTTAGCATAACTTCAGCTGATTTTATAACTCCATCAGTTCTTTGGAGGTTCATCTTCATCCGAAGTTCTGTCCCATATTTCGTAACGTCTCTTGCCCCGAACGCTTCTATCAACCCCTCACCTATCACAAACGCGCTAGTCATAACAGCATTAATATCACGCATTCCGGCTTTGAACCTTGGCAGAACCTTCGTATCTCTCTCATCATCTAACAAATCCGAAAACGCGTTTATATCAGCATTGATGTAAGTATCATCTATCAAACTATCAACCGCCGTCTCAGCCGCTGTCATGGCACTAGACCAATCCGTCTCATTATCCAACGCATCCACAGCTGTATCAAAAGCTGTTATAGCAGAAACCATTGCTGTAATATCTGTGGAAGGATCGAACGCGACGACAGACATAAACGGACTATTACCATAAGCCGCATTTATAGCATCAACAACGCTGTTAGCAAAAGTATCCGTCCCATCATCGTCTAACATACTTCCATGAAAAGCTTCCATATAGGCTGGGTATTTTATCTTACCACTAGACCCACCTGATCCGCTCGAACCCATACATCACCTCTGTTAATTTAATTACCATAGGGTTATAATTGCCAAGATACAAACATAAACTCTGCTTCAGCTCCCATTTCTTTAGCTCTATCAATCATAGAGTCGAACGAAGTGTATCCGACAATCTTAGAACATCCTTTGCTTTTAGCGTATTTAGCTAAAGCTTCGAATCCCTCTTTCCATGTATTATCATCTGCCCAATCGAATGTGAAGATTGAATAAAGCAAGAAGTTCCTTGCTCCGGTAATCCCATCATCTAACATGGTCGTAGACACAACAGCATCCATAGTCATACCATCATCGCCGTTTTTGTAAGAAACCCAACAGTCCATTCTTCCGTCCAACAACGCCATAAGAACATTATTCATCTTCTCATCAGACTCACCTGCCACGGGCGGAAGGGCTTGTTCTATGGCGTAACTAATGGTCTCCCAATTCTTTGCTATCTGATCAGGAAGCAGTTTTACCAGCATGATATAAACCTCTTATACTTCTCTTATCCGACATCTTCAACCTGGCGCTTAAATAACTCACGCTAGCCTCAGCATTCTGATAACCACCTCCACGTAGGAGAATTTTGAACTCGGTAGCTGTGATTATAGGATATACAATTCCTTCTCTATTCAACCTCTTCCAACCGGTTTGGTCGAAGCTTCCGCCCCTGTAGTTGTACTTAAATTTAACTGATGCTTCTAGGATATCTACATCCGGGTCGCCAAGGATTTCAGCATCTTCATCATCTATGATTATAAAATCATCGTCAAACATTGCTTCTATTTCACCCAGATCTCTATAAAAATCAGCTCCAAACTCCAAAACCGAAAGTGTCTTCATGCCTCTCTGATTGAAGTCCAGAATATCAGTTTCAAACCTGATTTCATAATCACCTGAATCACCCCAGAAGCCACAAAATGCTCCTTCATGATAGCCGGCTGATGTGACTAGCTGGTTGGTAGAATACAACCCATATTCGGTGAGACCATAGCCTGTGACTCCGTCACTAATAAAGAACCGTTTCTTTTGCGGAACGTAAGTGATTATAATATTAGCACTAGTCATAGCTTCAAAAAATTCTTTGTAGCCAAGCTTTTCAAACTTACCATCTCCACTAGCAAACCACAACTCGTCGCTAGTATCCAGAAAACAATGAGCGTCTTCATCCCCAGCAACGTGATTACCAGAAGCTATACCAGGACCTGGAATGTTTCTGATACCAAAACCGGTAAGACTCTCAAGGGCAAAAGGCACTAATAACATCTTACCATTGTTGCTATAAACAGTAACGGTTTTGCCGAGCTTCATGACTTTTAGAACTATGCCCTGACCGGATTTAGTTTCCGCCTCAGCCCTTCTTATCCATGGGATAGATGTAAAGCCGGCAGTTTGATCCTGCATAGGCCGGAAGTCAAACGATCCTATCGCACTCCACATAACGTTGCCGAGATCGTAATCATCCCATGGATGGTCGGATGTAGTTACCCCACCCCCAACACATTGTCCATTGAAGTTGCAAGCAGTTACAAATCCAGGAGCCGCTGCTGTTGGTAGTGCGGTAATAGCACCCCACCCGGATTCAGCAGTCACATCACGGACAAAAGACCCACTAACCGGATCGTTGTCGGAATCATATCCGAAAACAGATACTATATAAAACGTTCCGAAATCCGCCACGTCTATTTGATCTATCTCATCCAGATCACCAAGATTACCAACCTGAACAGCAAACCAGTGCCCGTATTCGTAATACATTTCAAACAGGTAGATTGGTGTAGTTCCACCACCGGTTATCTTCGCAGCAACCAGAACATAACTATCCAGAAAAAAGGCTCTCGGATAAGGCCACGAGACACTCCAATCAACATTATCGTTGTCTGATATTATAGCCATTTAATCACCTTATGCAGGATTATAACCGTAGCCGGTTATCCATAGATCTATACTAATAGTCGTGAACGGACCTGTGTTATCCCAATAGAGGTCAAATGCCCTAGACGATACAGGGATTTTAGCACTAGTCAACGTATCCATAGAACTAGTAGCAGTATCCATGTAAAAGTTCATTCTAGCGATCATATTATCCATGCCCTTCGCTGTGATACCGTCCTCTGCTCTAGCATACAAATATAACCAGGGTGATGTACTAATAGTCCCGCTATCAGCACTCATGAAGATTTTCACCTCAATCCAATCCGCACCCGAAGGAACAGAATTCAACGCAGTCCAGGTATAATCCTGACCACCTCCAGTAGGACCTACACTCTCCCAGGTGTCCTCAGTAACGGTCGTATCAACAGCAAACTCTGTGTCTGAAACAGTAGGATTCCCATTAGAGTCATTAACAAACGCTTCAGAGTCACACTTATTATTAACCTCAGTAACAGTAGCAGTCACATCTGTACAACCTACAGCGAGAAGATGTGTATGGCTGTTCTTAGCTGTACTACCATCACAGGCAGTGTTTATTTCTATAGCCGTCGCTGCTATACTACTAATGTCTGATGGTATTCCTAACTCCACTAGAACCTCAGCTATATCTGCAGCTGCTAATGCAGTAGTCATCGTAACACTTTCCGTCCCGGCAAACCAATCAGCCGGGATATACAACAACGTTTGTGACCCGGCAACAGTACCCGTTCCACTAAACAACTGATAATTTCCAGCCGTCAGCGGTCCGTTTATCGTAAGCGTGTAGGTGTCGATGTCTAGCACACAACCGTTAAGCCAGTGTATATGAAGTGTTGATGGTATAGTCACATGAGCAGCGAGCGCATCAGGTACTTTGTTTATGATAAGTGTGCGCTCACCAGCACCTATATCCGAGACGGCATCAGCTAGATCAGAATCATAGTCGCTTAACATCAAAGCTGGAACTATATACTCCGACTTGATCTTCTTAACAATCCCGGTGGACTCCTCATTGATTACAAGATAATCTGCTTCCCGTCTTTCGGTTAGTTCTGTCAAGTCTTCTATCTTCGTGTCAGCCATTTTATCTACCTTATATTATAATCCTATTTCCAGTATTCAAGAGAATATGATCCCCTGTATTCATAAGCAGGAAGAAATTAGCTTCTGTTCCTATAAGCACAATCTCCTCATGCAACTCCAGTCCCTGCTCTGCAGGCATCCAGTTATGACACTCAACCAGAGTTTGAGCATTTCTGGGATTAGTTTTAAACCTTCTCAAACCCTTCAACAATCCATCATCGAAGTTGAATTCAAACTCTCTCATCCGTTAGTTTCTCCAGCTCATCAATTAGGAACCTTTTAATAACAGATTCCTTGATGTCTATATTATACAAAACAGAGTACCAAATATCTTCTATTTCCGATTGCGTAGACGCAACTACTACATCTCCGGCTCTGACAGGCATATCAAGATCTACTACCCCACTCGATTTCTTGACCGCAAACACATGAACGTTGCTAGAACCATCAGATCCTCCAACGTCGAATCTAAACTGGATAGGATCTTTAGACTCATACTTTCCAACAGCCACAGCCGCACGCGTTATTTTGCCATTCGCGGGGACAATCTGTTTAAACATAATCCCATTCTCATCCGGCCACTTAACATAACCTTGTACTGGTATCGGCGGAATAACGCCAATCACAGTTTTATGTAACTTCCTCTGAAAACGCTGAAGAATCTTCTCGATATGCTCAAGCTTTTCAGAATGATTCTTCCCCTTAATTTTAAGTTCTTTTCTCATCCCCACATCTCCTCTAACTCCGCGATCTCCTCCGTAACCCCATCCATGTCTATACCTTCCACATTGGCAGTTATAGACCCAAGCCAATCCTTAGCACCTTCAGTATTGCGATATGAAACTTCGAGCATGTAGAGCGCCGCCCAGACAAGGGTCATAGGATGATTTATAGACCAATAACTTTCTATTGTATTACCAGTAAGTTCAGTAGAATAAAACTTCCCCCAAACTTCCACAACATAAGCCTCATCAATTGGAGGATATATTACTATCCCACTATAATCGTCACTATCTGCAAGAATATGATTGAAAAAACTGCCGAGCGAATCGATGTCTGTTTCGTCCAGAGACCGTAGAGATGCAGGTGAGTAATAGGCTGGCTCGCCCTGGTCAGTAGCCGAAATCAACCCAGAGTAGAATTCACGCAAATCGGACAAGTCAATCTTTTCGAGTTTAAACCTCTCCTCGGAATTATTGACCCAGACTTCAGTTATCGCCCGGCAGCGTCTTTGAAAGTCATAGTACCAAGTACCCATTGCCTTTTCATCAAAAACCCGTGCATTTTCTTTTGGGAGCGGAGCCATCCGGTCGAGGAAGTCTTGTCCTGAATTTATAAAAAAGTCCGCCCCACTGTCCGTGTCGAAGCTATCCGTCGACGTAGTGGCAAGATCATACCTGCCACTGATTTCACAGAATTTCTGTCTGATATCTAATAAGTCCATAATCCCTCCCCTATGGTAATTAAATTACCATAGATAAAATGAAGTGCGTTGTTATTCGGGACGCACCCCCCGAACCTATTAAGGTGTGCCGTTGTCACTCCCAAAGCTATTGAAGTAACCGCACTTAGAGGGATGATGGAATTCTAGACCACATTCAGTCAGGTATTCCTCGTCCGTTCCATCGATCCTGCCCCGACCAGTGTTCTTCTTGTCCGGATCTGGATAGAACGTAGTATCCGTGATATAACGGTATGTTAAATCTCTAGGCTCAAAGCATACCATCGTATTCCGGTTTGTAACCTCATAGCTAAACAGTGGATGTCGTTTGAGATGGATAACGCCGAAAGGTGTAACCCACTCCATTACCCTTATACCATAACTGGTTGTCTTCGGAGTAAACGTGTAGTTACCATACTCCTTAACCAACTTGTTAATTTGAAGGATAACACCACTTCCACAGAAAGCAAGTCTTTCATCACTACCGTAACGGAACACTTGTTCCAAGTTAAAATCCAACCACTCTTCCCCAGCATCCAACCATGTTACATCGGTGAAGTCAGTTTGAGTAGCAAAGTCACTCACAATCCCACCATTGGCTACAATGGAAGGAATCAGCCCGGCAGTAGTTCTTTCAGGCTTACCATTAGCCCCGGTACCCTCAGTAGCTATACCCCACAGATAACCCTTTTCCATTTCGATCGAATGAAGCTCCAAACACTCACGTTTGGCCTTCTTATAAGCATCTCCAGTCCGTAATCTGGTCAGCCTTGCCGTACGTGTGATTGAAAGCGGAGTACGGAAAATCTGTGTGTAGTTATAGTACTTCGTCGGATCGTAAGCAATCGCTGCTGGCATCGGCGCGCCTTCCGGATTGGAGTTACCAATGACCAGAATCCTATCCGCGTCCGAAAGATCATTAGTTGACCCATCATCAGCTTCTAGAAGCTTCACAGCGATCTGTGAATCAGCACCATTTGAAGTAGTAGAAAGCACTCTACCACGACAATCAACTGCATAGTCGCTGGTATAACGCATAAGTGCTATGTGTCCCTCACGGAAGTGATCCATCGTTGCTGCGGCGACTTGGACATAAAGAACATCACCAGCTGCCCCACCAGATGTGTAGGACGTAGCCATCACCGCATCGGTGAATATATCAGTAATCGCACCAGCCTGTGTCGGCAATCCTTGTGTCCACCAATAGTATTCCGGATCATCTACCTTTTCCTCCGAAAGTTTGGACAGAATCGCCGTAAGCGGAGCGTCCCCATTGGGATAGAGCCATAAGACTCCCTCCCTCCAATTTTTAGGTCTCATATCAGAATCAGACCAGTCTCCAGTACCTCTCATGCCTAAAAAAGCACTCATTTCAAATTCCTCCTTCGTTCAGCTCAATAGCATGAAACCTTTGGTTAATGTTAAGCTGCAACAACTGCAGCGTCGGCTGACAATGGAATCCAGAAACAATAGAAATCTATGTCTCCGGTAAGTATATCATCTACTGAAACAGTCATGATAATATCTGCGCCGTTGCCGATAAGTACCCACTCATCAGGCATAGCAGCACCATTATCATCAGGAGCTGTTAGCAAAGTCCAAGCGTCTCCGACATCAAAAGCTGTGCCGTCAATTGCATCTTGAACACATAGAATAGCAGTAGCACCTGCTATACCTACCTCTGCGGTTGAAGTGCCACTAGTACACGTAACTGCTACGTCTACCGAACCGCAAACCATACACAAAATATCGCCCGTCACAGTGAAGAGATCTACCGTAGTACCAGACGCTACTAAATCCCCAGTTGACTTCAGCGTAATCTGCTGAGCCCCTCTGGCGATTCCCTTAGTATATCCCATTAGAGAAACATCAGTATCGATTATACTAACAGCAGCATCCGTCTTATTACCCACAACATCTCTCATCCACCGGTTTGCTGTACCGTCGGCTCCAGGCCTTCGAAGCCTTTCAATTAATCTGGACATTCAAAATCCTCCTTTTAAGCTACTTGTTCAAACGGCACGACCCAGTCGATACCAGTACAGTAAAACAGTGCCGCATCGTCGTTAGCGTCCATAGCGCCGTAAGTCGTGATTTCTGTTTCGGACTCGTAGTCCTTCACGGTTACCTTGTTGGTAACACCATCCGGCGCTTGAATCCAATAGAACTTTCCCGTTGCCTCTGCCATAGGCGGAAGAATGATACTCACCGCTGCAGTGGCAGACTTGACGTAGACAATGTGATCTCCAGCAAGTAAAGTGGCATCTTCATTATCAACCCACTTAATTCCACCTTCTGGTAAGGTTTCGTCAAGACTCCTAGTACGTGCTCTCTGACTCATTTTAAAACACCTCCTTTTAAGTAATACCGTTATATACAACTACCCATGCTATACCCGTACAGAAAAACAAACAGTGATCGTCGTTTGTATCAAAGTCGCCAACTTCGCTAGCTGCCTCATAAGTATTTACGCTTACGTCTGCAGTACCAGCACTAGGCGCTCTAACAAAATAAAACTTTCCAATCGCCTCAGGCATAGGTGGGAGAGTAACTACTACTGCTCCACCAGATGAATCAGCGTAAACAACGTGATCTCCGGCTTGTAGAGTAGTATCTGCACTGATCCACTTTATCCTGTCCTCTACTAAGGTCTCATCAAGACCTCTAATTCTTGCCCTCTGACTCATTTCTTAGTTCCTCCTTATATATCGAGTGTATCAGCCACGTCTGCTTCTAACTCACTAAGCTTCGGAGCCGATGGCTTTTTAGATGGTTTGACAGACTTAACCAGCGCAGGCTTTCTGCGTTTAGCAGGTTTTACAACCCCTTCTTTTATGCCGAGAGTTTCTCTAGTCTTCACAGCTGATTCCTTGAAAACCTTGTCCAAACTCCATTCCGGATTTTGTGCTTGAATGTCAGTAGCTATAGCACCAACTGTTCCTTTCACATTAGCTAAGTCCGGATTAGTTTGATAAAACTCCTCAACCGCATCACGCAAGATAGTCTGCTGCTGAATTTGGGTAACGACCAGCTCGGGAATAGCTCTTAAAACATCTTCTGTCGTGGCTATTCTAGTTCTCTTTTCAACCTCATTGAGAACTTCCTCAAACTTCCTCGGGTCAGAAACGACGTCGTCAATGTCTAGACCGTCGAGAAATCCCTTGACTTCCGCAGGAGGTTCGGGTTTAGCCGGAGTTGGAGTTGGAGCAGGAGCAGCTGTAGTTACTGCTTCCAAACGCTCAATTAGTCTGGTTTCCCGTTCTTTCGACTCTTTTAACTGGTCTTCCAAACTTACTTCTTCCTCAACTTCCTCCTCTACCTCCTCCTCCAGTTCTTCTTCTGCTCCCGCAACGACTTCTTCAACTTCTTCTGCCTCAGGGATTTCTTCCTCTGCTGCTTCAATACCCGCCTCATCCTCTTGCTCCTCCTCGGTATCATCAACTTCGTCACTTTTAATGTCCAAAGAAGGATCGAGATCACTAATCATTTCGTTGATCTCTTCTTCCAATCCGTTTCCCATGGTTTGCCTCCCCTATGGTAATTAAATTAACATAGATTAATCCATACCCTCTTCGTCAGGAAGATCTTCCAACTCTAACTCATCATCCTCCTGTTCCTTTTCCAATAGAGCTAAAATAGTACTCGGTAGATTCAACATCACCTGAGCAAATTCAGCCCTTCCTTGAAAGCGATACATCTCCTCCAATTCCTTCTCAACCTCCAGATGATCTCTGATATTATCCCTCATATCATTAATCATATACATCATATCTTGCCATACAGAAGTTTTCAAAAAGTCTTTGAAATGAAAAGCACTTGACCTAAACTCATCCTTCATTACATTATCCCTTCAAGTGGCACAATGTTGCCCGCCTGAGCCTGTTGTTCAACTTGCGCGTCGGGCATAGTCTTGATTCTTACAAACTCATCAACATTTTTAGCTCCTGAGTTCCTTGCTATATGTTTGAATATTCTAACGATATCGAACTTTTCAGCCAGTTCAGGATACTTACCTAGAGCATCAAACATTCGAAGCCATACTTCGGAGTAGTTGTCTCCCGGAACGCTCCCGTCTCTTACCTTCACATCATAGTCGATAAGTATATCAAATGGTGTGACCTTCATCCGACCACGGTTGTTTTGAAGGTTCGTTCCAAACTCATCCATCAAAACCTGCTGCCACCGGCCGGTGTATTGGACGTAGCGTTCTTCACTCATGAGCTGCTGAGTGTGTGAGCCAAACATATAACCGATGTCTTGCATAGCTTGGAGACCGATAATCCGGGCTATCCTCTCCAATCTGGAAAATGCTCCCTGCTGTGTTCCCTGGAACTCACCCTTAGTCAACCTCTCCGGACCACCTTTCCTCAAGCTACCCATCTGGGCATCATCAGCGGCACCTACCTTCTGCATATACTCAATAATCCACGCGGAGTCAGCTATATTCTGTCTTGTTATATCATTGACGTCTAGTTGTTGAATGACGTCCTTCACCCCACGACCCCATGCCGGCCTTCGTAGTCTTATTAACTTACCAGCACCTGGATTCTTCAAATCGTTAGTGTTTATGAGATATGGGTCATAAACAAACATATCATTCAACGCTTTACGCACGTTCCTGATATGAGCATTGAACAGCCAATCTAACGTACCCTGCAAACCATAAAGCTTTTCCAACCTCGAAACTGGTGTTGTAGAGTACCCATCAAAGTCTGGAGCACTAACAGCAACCGGAAACATATTATGATCCAGGTCCAAAGGCTTGGCTCTTATAACAACATCGTCAGCGGCGAGTGAAAAGAACCACTTCTCTGGGTACTCTCCAGGTCCAAGATTCCATTCCTTTGGAATCAACTTCATATACATATTTACAATATCAACAGGCCGGGTAGTGGCAGAGGTTCTAGCAGGTCTCCCACCGATCTTTCTCTCCCTTTCACTTTTGTCTTCGCCAAAGATAGAAGTCTGTTTATTATGTACGCTTTCAACATATCTGACGTTGAAAAGGTCTTCATCATAACGTTCTTCTGAAAGCAAGTCCAGGTAGTTTGTTCTCTCTACCCACCCGAAGAACTCGCCATCTTGGACGTTGTGGATGGAGATGTTAGGGTCAGGTAGACAAAGATAAGGGTCTATGTTGTTTAGTTTATTCCCTTCATACAACATAGCTTCTTCCACAACCTTATCATATCCTGTATTTTTAAACAATCCAGAAATAGCACTCATAAATCCTGACTCTCGTTTGACAGTCTTACTCCCCCAATGCTCTGTCCATGAGGGTACTACGACACCCATACCATAAGACAAACTATCCCTAAACATCGTATGCAAAGCCAGCGGAACTTTCGTTCTATAACATTGAAGATCTACAACCTTCTCCAACATAATAGCTCCAATAACATCTTCCGGCGAAACACCTTCATATCGGAAGACTGGATTCTGAAAGAACGCCGCCACCATGTAACCAAGTATGGTCTCCAGAATGGCATAAGAGTAAGGAAAAACTATCGAAACCGGCTTTCTGGCATCCTGAGCCTTTATGATCTTCTCACCCTCATCCAAATCTATATACGTGGTTAGAATCCTATCTATCTCATTCCACGACGGGAATCTTTTGGACATAATAGTCCCAGCTTCAAGAGCTCTTTGGTGAACTCTGCTTTTTATCTTCTTATGAAGCTCGCTCCGCGGATCAAGATCTAACCCTTCAGGATAATCATAGTCATGTCTAGTTTTGCCAAAGTCAACTATGGCAGAAGCTTTCTCTCCGTGTACTATAGCAGGCATAATCTAATCCTTATGTGTCTATTAGTCCGTGCGTCCGTAGCGCGGCTAGTATTGAATTAATCTTCGTACCCAGCGCATCAAGCGCTGTATTCGTAGTTGCCCAATCGGTAACCCCATGCGACGTAGAAGCATCCGAAATCGCACTCTGTTGATTAGTAACAACTTGCACACCATCGACTTTATAAACTCCTGTTACGTTCTGATCGCCTTGTACTGACTCACCTTCGACAATCTGGTCACCGGTAGTAGCAAGTGCCTTCTGGTACTCGCCGGAAAAGTCACCATCTTCGTCGTCAATAAGATCATCATCATCATATATAAAAGGTCCTATTGAACCTATATAAACCTTCTTCTCAGCCATTTACGCCCATACCACTTCCAGAGCCTTTTCATCCTCCAGCTCTAAATCTGTAAATTCCGATTCAATATCTTCATCATTCATATCATCAGGGTCGAAGTAATAAGCCATCTCGTCCATTACCTTAGTGATATATGCAAACATATCCATCACGTCCCAGTACTTTGATCTGGGAAATCCAAGCAGTTGGCTCTCCAACTTCGTACAAGCATCTTGGTTATGGTACACGTAGCCAAGTTTGTAAAGCGGTGCGAGTGTTGCAACACGCGCTTCTTTCTTCCCTATAGCTTTCATTGGGAAGTAAAGTGGAAACACTCCCCTCACACGCATCTCGTTTTCAATAGGTTGAGAAATAAAGGACTCGAGTGAAGTTACCTCAACTGCCATAACCCTAGCGTTATATTCCTTTACCTTCTCAAACATTACGTTATACAATTCATCAGGCATTACTTTGCCGGAAAAGATATCACGGACAAAGATCTTCCTTGATTGTCTGTCCACACCTATAACACCAACAGCTGAATCGGCACTTTGGAGTTTCACGGTTTTCGCCGGATCAACAATAACTACATTAACCAGCCTATTGGCTTGAATAAGTTCTTCTTTCTGCCCTGTCCGTTCATGAACCTTAAGTCTATCCCCATGTTCCGAATAGTACTTGAAGTAGTTACTTTTGAACACGGCGTCCTCAGTCGAAATAGGTATATTCCTAAACTCACGATAGAATACATCAAGAATGCCATGTTTTTTATGATAGTCATATTCCTCCCTGACGTCGATAGCCGGCATGAATTCTGGAGCAGTTGGGTTTAGTTCGTCGTCACAAGCTTCGAGTCTCAAGGATGCCCATTTAGGGGATTCTATAAGTTCTTCAAGAAGCGAATCTTCGTGTTTTAAAGTGTCAATGTAAACTACTTGCCAGTTCTTATCTACCCTAGAGGTAGCCTTCATCAAATCCGCATGAAACCATATCTTGCGTTTGAATCTTATATCATCATTCTCGATTGTATCAGGGTCTTCCAAGTCATCTATTATAAGCATATCTGGTCGAGAGTTTTTATAAAGAATACCACGAATTTGTTGACCACTTCCGCGCGGATATACAAGTGTACGGTCACTAACTACCCAAGCTTTTTTAGAAAAAGACTCGTCAATACCAGCTGCCGATCTGGCTTTTATAGGTTGGAAAGCGTTCCTTACAAGCTTGTTAGAAATCAACTCCATCTTTAAGTTCTCAGTCTGTTGACAAGCAGAATCGAATCCCATACCTACAAACAACAAAACTTTAGATTGCTCGAACAAGATCTTCTTAGCCGCCAGAGCTAAGCCCACTATGGAAGTCTTACCAAAGCCACGTGGTGCAGCTATTGCGATCCTTGGCTCACCCGAGTCGATGAGGTCAAAGATCTGATCGTGTAAGGGAGAAAACGGGACATGGAATCTCTCCTCAAAAAACGTCTGGGCGAACTTCTTAGTAGACTTAAGACACTCTACCATCAAATCCTGTATTTCAGAGTCTTCTCTTATCATTATTCCTTCTTCTTCCCCTTGAAACTTCCCTTCACATAAGTTCCCCAAACGTATCCGCCGAAGAAAAATACTATAACAGAACCAGTACCGTAGAACATTATCTTACACGTAGCGACCTCGAACAGATTACTAGCTACTTCGGTATTGAAAGGTATAAACATAGCTGTCACAAACAACAGAGCGAGTTGAGCCGAAATCCATAGCATGGCGACAAACCTTCTGGTTTTACTCTTAACAGTATTCTCCGCCAATGTAGTTTTCACAAACTCAGTAACTCCCTGACCAATAACGATAGCGTCTTGTATCCTTTCAGAGTCTGAATAATGTAAATCGTTTATGAATCCACCTGCTTTAACAAGCAGGCCATCGTCCTTGTCGAATAAGTCTTCTGATAACTTCGGTGCACCGACCACAAAGTTTTTTAAGGTTGTCCAAAGTCCCATCTTAAGCCTCCCACATTGCTTTAGTGTTATCGTGAACCTGTATATGAAAATGTTTGCCTAAACCTGTGTCGTGTAGAAGAGCCACGGGAATGTTAGGCCTTTTCGGGTCATAGGTCCACACCCTGTTTATCCTCCTACACAATCCATCCGGTTTGTCGTAGATATAATGCCTTAAATCAAACGCTCTTAAAGGATCAGTAGTATGAATACCACTATCATCATCGTGGATAAGTTTAGGACGGTATCCGCTAGTATATACTACCTCCCCAGCCGTCTCAACAATCCAGATAGAAACCCTGATCAAATTAGGATGCCAAGACACGATATGACAGTTCTCAAACACCCTATCAGTCTTATAACTAACCCGTTCTATCATCTCTTCCCTCAAGTCTTCCTAAAGCACGATGAATTCTAGTCAATTCTTCACTATGTGCTGTTCTGGCTTCAGACCGCTCCTCGTTCATAGTATCAAGATGCTTTGTTATACTATCACATCTACCAACCAGAAGCTCCTTCATATCATCAAGCTTGTCATTGAGCTGGTTTTTAGTGACAAATCTATACCTACCCCATACACCCAATAATACAGCCATCAAACCAGCAGCACCTTCTTCTGTAGGTATCTCCATATTCTCACCATGTTAAAGTTTGACTTCCACCAGTCGTTATAGTTTGAGAGCCACTGCCTATAGCTACCGACTGACTTCCAAGCGCGCCATATTCATGTGCTCCGTAGTCAGGTGCTGTACCCAACAAGACAACCTCACCGGATGAATCCTTATAAAGCCATACATCATCTCCATCATCTCTATCAAGGGCATTTTTCATCGTAAGAATATTTGTTGAGTAGTTAATGCTATCTATCTGAGCGCAGTTTGACACTGTTCCAACACAAATCCAATCCTCGTTTACGTTCGCAGTAGTCCATACATCTTGAATCCCGAACCCATCTTGAAAAAATGTGGCGTTATCTACTTGGATAGTTGTATCACACCCAACACCTCCGTTACAGTCATCTGCTGTTGCCACATCAGTTAGTCGGCCTCCAGCATCAATAGCACCGCTATCCGACTGTAAGCTAAAATCAAACTGATCTTCCTGATCTGGGTCAGGTGTGCCTGAAATGTCAGTAAACTTTGGGTCTGCATCATTATCTACCCAGTTATCCCTAATTACTTGGTACTGTGGAACACCCCCATTAGTATAAATAGCAACCTGTCTGTCTTCAGACACCAAGTTTCTGTTATTATAAAAAATGTTGTTAATATATTCGTTGTCCTTTGAGTAAGTAGCATCATCCTGCACAATCGCGGCATGGGAATAAGAATCAAAATAACTGCTACAATTAGCCTCCATCCATGCATTGTAGCCGTTATACCAGAAAGTGTTGTTATATGTTACCGATCCACTGGAGTTATCAGATATCGGCTTGATGGCAGTGGACAGTCCACTTCCTTCATTTTGATAGAACATATTGTAACGGAATATTTGGTAATTACCCTGGTTTGTGAAACCTTCGTCAGTACAATTTCCATCGTTTGCCGCTCCCGTAGCCGAACCGTAGGCAATACGGTTACCTTCAATCAAGTTATAATTTGCAGACCACCCACTTATTGTGAACATAACCCTGTGACCATAAAGTTTTGCTTCGTATAATAGGTGAGGTTCGTTATGGAAATAATTACCTCTAACCATATTATATCTGCCATGAATGCCTACGGTGTCATGCCCACCCTTATAAAACTCGTTGTCTTCAATCAAATTATAGCTCGTATCATCACTCCCCGAAGCCCAACCTATATCCATGATACCGCCAAACTGGTCGCCTGAACCCGTATAAGGCTTGCTGTTTTGTCCAATAGTATTGTCGTGTATCCACCAAAATTGTCCGTCTAACTGTATTCGAATAAGATGATAAGAACGATTAGCGTAAGAAGTAATTAAACCAATGAAGGTGTTGTTTGATAATTCTATATGCGTGGCTGGATCATTCACCGCCCATATAATATCCCACCAATCATCAGCGGCATTGAATACTACTCTAAAATCATTTATTTTTATCCAACTCTGCCCTGAGTCCAAGTCAAATGTACTAAACGCACCGTTTGTGCTATTAAGATTTACGGTTTCTCCGTTGTAGGAAGAATATGTTATCAGGTTGCTTGCGGAAGTACCGCTGTTTGTCGGGTCAATTGCTGCCACATCTGCAAAAGAATAATCTCCCTCACGGAAATAAACCGTATCACCAGCAACGATTGATGATCCATCATAGTCTACAGAAGTGTAAAGACAAGCGTCCGTACCGCTTAATGGAGTTTCCCCCTTGCAATCGTCCAGACTACTTTTTCCGCCTACGGTATCATCAATCCAATACGTTTCCGCATAAAGAGGAGACACAAACAACGAAAACAGCAAAAACAATAGTATTAATCTCTTTAACATCTACTCTCCAGTTACAGCAAAGGCTACTCCAGCGGCATATGTTGGACTGCTGTTTACTAATGAAGGCCCGCTTTCCCCTAACTCGTAAGCTACACAACAATCATGGCTTGCATCAGCATCATAAGCTTCTGTCTGCCCATTAGATGATCCATCTAAGTCGGTGGTATTAGTAAGCCCTGCAATAAACGCCATATCATTAGAGGTAAGAGACCCACTTAGTGTAGCTGTCCAGTTCACCCCAAAACCATCCCCTTCATAACCTGTGTCTGTCGTTCCATCTATAGGTGCTGAATCTTTTACATTTTTCACAAAGATAACGACAACACTGCCAAGCCCCCAATTATTAGTTGCGTTAAGACTGAAATATAAAGTTTTTCCTGATCCCGTAGCAGCATGGTCTCCATCACTTTGCAACAAACGATACGCTGTTATAAAAGAAGAGTCGTCGTCATCTTGGGAAGAAACAATTTCTGCGAAGTCAACATCCGCATCATCTCCGTTCCAGTTGAGTTGGTCTACTGTTATGGTGGTACCGTTTCCATCACCTCCAATTACTACAATAGTCATTTCATTGTCGGCGGGTATTGTAATATCTGCCACCTCGTTATCAACAATTGACCCTCCACCGTTGGCAATTGTCGTAGAGAAAACAGAACCTGTTAACTCTACAGCGTTAGCCGCACCACCAGCAATAGTTACTCCAACCGCTTCATCAATAGATTCCTGCCCGACAAACGTATCAATAGACTCTACCCCAACAAATGTGTCTAAGTCAGCTTGAGCAAAAGGTATACAAAGCAAGAATCCAAGCAATATTAAAGTTACAAATTTCTTCATATTTTATGTCCCATCATCTAAGAACCAACTGGTGTCAGCTCTAAATAATATAGTGTCGTTTGTGATAGCCAGAACTGTAGCAACAATCTGAACACAATCACCATCATCGCTCGGTGGAGTTTCCGTCATCTCTCCGGGCGTTTCACTTAAATAAAGAGGAACACCCTCATCCGTCCAACTCCATGAATCCAGCCTTGCAACGCCGTGAACCAGCACATCCATAGGATTAGTGTCTGTTCCGCCCTCAGCAGCCATACCAATCGCAGGAAACTCGCCCGCAACATTAGCATCCGTCAGCATCCACTCGTTGGACGTTCCGTCCATATATACAATGTCACCAGCAGTAATAGTCTCACCGGCATTTACGCCAGAGATTACAACGCCTACATAAGTTCCGCTACTTCCAGGCGTACCGTCGATATCCAAAGTAGACGACCCAGAAGGCCAATCGTTGTCTATTGCATCAAATAGTTCATCAATAGTATCATCACCAGAATCACCGAAGTTCGTGTATGTATCTCCAGCCGTCAAGTCAGTAAACGCCGTGTCAGCAACAGCCGCCCCAGTACCAAGTTCGGAATCTACAATACCAGCTTTTATTTCCAGATCATCGCCGGTTATCTCAAGATGCCCACCATCATCACCAGCAGTAAGATCACCAGAAGAATCTGAATAGACAGGACGATCTGTCGTAAACCCACCAATGGTTATACTAGAAATCTCTTTCGGAAACATAGCTCCATGCCACTGGTCGTCTGTAGTAGTATAAACGAAAACTAGCAGGTCACCAGTATCAGCCAAATAATCATTCCCCATACCTTCAAGACCTTCTCCCGTAAAGTCAAACGTGGTGTTTCCATCATTAACTATAACAAAGATTATTTTGCCATTAGTTAGCTCAGTGTCAAAATCGGTTATAGTAGTAGCACTTGCATTAGCTGTGATAAATACCAAGCCAGCAGACACATCAGGTGTATCGTCCGTGCTGGCAAACGCCGTAGGCGCGTCTACCAAATCGTCACAATCACCAGAAGCACAATCTAACACAGCCTCAACATCACCACCTCCGGCCGGAGTCTGCCATGAAGAAGTATTATCACCATCTTCCCTCAGAAACTTCGTACCTCCTGATTCTCCAGTAGATCTTACGGCTGTCCCTTCAACCGGTCCGGAAGCACCACCGCCGCCGATAGGACTGCCCTGAAACACACCAAAAGCTGTACCTACCAATACCAGCGCTAGTAATAACACTACAGGCAGGCTAAATAATAGTTTTCTCCTAGTACTCACAACACACCTCCTTAAGTGCTTGAAATTTCTGGAGTTATTTGAAGAACAGCGTCTTCACCATTGTTCTCGTTTATAAATCTGAAGTCGTTGATTTGTTTATAATTAGTGAGCTTCATAGATTGTCCTACAGCAAGAATATGACCCACACCTGCTTGCACAGGGTTCGTACCCCAAGCAAACTTAATGTCATAATCTTCGCAAGTAATCAAAACCGCAACTACGTTTGCCTTGAATGGTGCTCCAGCTTTAGTTACCGTAGTTTGAAAAACAAACCCTGTCACATCATCCAACGTCTCCGCTGTGTCGTCACAAGTATGCGTTAACGTAGTCAGCG